GATACATCTTTGAAAGTTGCATCATCCATCCAGACACTACTAGATTTTTTTAGTTTTGATATATCTGCGCCGAATGAGGCTGACATTGATTGCAAGTCCCGTCCACTATAACTGGTGTGCCATACGACACCAATTTTTGCAGATGATATTTGTTTGCCGAAATCCGACTTTTTATCTACAGCATACATCAATGTGTTGGGTTGAAAAGTAACATAATCAATACCGTCTAAGGTTTTATCTGATTTGTCATTGGTGAACATTAAATCCCCTTGAATGACATTCTTGATACCAAGCTTGGAAAATTCTGTAAAAGAAGTTTTGAATTTTTCTACTAATCCACCACTTAGTTTTGGATCTGCGTCTATTTCTGCTAGTGATTTGTATAGCAAAGGAACTGCATTAAATACAGACTTTTTCGCAACGAAAAATTTACCATCTGAAGGATCGATCCCTGCGAATACCGCTGGGGCCCCGTCCCATTTGACTGTCATATTCATTTTTCCTTGAGCATTGCCATCTAGCATATCTCTCAAAGACTTTAAAAAATTGATTGCAGATCTCCCGCCGTCAATTCCACCATTGATTATTTCATCTTCTAGGTGTTCAAGATGTAGGTTTTTACCGCCCTTAGACTCCTTTAAAAACCCCCCAAAACTACGCATATTTAAATTCTCCCATTGTAATACTTCTCATTCCTATCTATTTGATTGTTGGTGTTATATTTATATTATAACCATTTATTAGTATAACTTTCCAAATGGACCAAAGGTTTTTCCTTTTTTCTGTGCGAGAAATGCCATCGTGGTAACAAGATCATCTAACTTTTCACCCTTTAGAGAAACAATCTCACATATAAGATGCATTTGCATCAATTTACTATGGGCGAAATCTGGTCTGCTAGTATTATATGCAGACATAAAATTTTTCTTGAAATTATTTTCTGTAATTCCAGTATACTGTTGAATTTTTTTAAACTTATATAAAAAATGATCATAGTCTTTAAGAAAATCTGCATAAGTTCGAGGGAAATTTTTATTAGAATTATTCCAATTTAATTTTTCTCGATCGAAAGCTTTCTCAGCCATTTCCAATGGAACTTTTCCCAATCGAGCAGAAGTTGCCCCTAGATCAGTTCCTTCTATTTTTAAGTTATTAAATCCAGCACTGTTTTGTCTGATTTGAAACTTAATATTTCCTTTTTTCCCAGAAATCACTATTTTTGTATCTGAGTTTTTAAACTCTCCATTAGGCCTAATATCTAAATTTATATCAACAGAATCTAATTTAAAATTATATTCTTCATCATCAAACAAATCCATATTTTCCAGATTTACAAGTTCCCATCTAGCAGTTTTTCCTGACATTTTCTTCAGAGAAATACCAACAATTTTTCTTTCGTGAAACATATCCCTAAGAATAGCATTAAACTCTTCCAAAGATGTCACATCATCAAGAACTTTTGATTTCAAAGTATTCTTTACTTTATTTAAATCTGAAACTAACCAAATATCAGCAGGATTCCATGTATCTTTTTTAGAAATACCATATTTGTTTTTACATATATCTGTGATATAATCCATAAATCCACCATCCCTAGAATAGTGGCCATATCTGGTTCTACCAACTTCTTTATATGTTACTAATTGTTGTTGAAAGAATGTATTTTCCCATTCTTCATTCATATCAGGATAAATCTTTTTTAAATCATCGCGGTATAGTTTCATAAACTTACCTTGATTTGTGTATCCATTATTTTCTATACTTTTTTGGATAGCAAAAAGGGAAGCGAGCTCTTGTTTTTGGGTCGTTTTCGCATCCGGTTGACCACCAATTCCAGTAAATTGACTCTTATCAATATCAGTCCATCGATAACCATTAAATATTGTGCTAAATTTAGGACCAGTTTTTAATACAGAATTTATTCTAGTCTGGGATTTTGCCTTGACTGCCTCCAGAAATTTTTTAATCTCTGGAGTCAGTTCTACTTTTTGTTTCGTCTTGGCGATTATTATTTCTTTTTTGTTTTTTATTAAATCCGCAACCTGATTTATATAAGGTTTATCGAATGTAATGTAAACACCGCCGGTTAGATTAGCCAATGGAATTACCTTTTTATTCAGTTAATATCCACTATTTATAAAAGTTTACATGTAATGTAGATATGTTCCTACAATGTACTTATCATTAGAAATCGCCGGTTGGCCAGAATGTGGGTGTGTCCAGAATGGCGGGAAAATAGCAAGTCTGCCTTTCTTTGCTTCAATACTGGTATTATAATCGGGGAAGGCTGTTTGGCCACCTTCTTCTACCGTATTCAGATAAAAGAAACACACTAAAAATCTGCGGGCTGAAGCATAGTCTCCAACATCTGCATGATATTTAAAATCATCTTCACTACCAGCCACATACTTTTTCATACGAACTTCTTCGTTATGACACTGACTTGGAAAGAATACAATATTATTATGTCTACGATAACTTTCCACATATTCAGAAACTTTACCCAATAGATACATAGAAGCTTCCTCAAACTCAGATCCAAGTTGAGGATCGAAAAAATTCAATTCTGTAAAACTTCTAAACTCCGGATGCACTGTTTTTTGTTGCAAGGACTCTTGATCCTCAAACATACCAATTAGTTTATCGCACCATTCATCCTCTAGTGCATTATCCCACACAGAAATAAATGCGTGATTGCCATCAGGCGGCTTGACCGTAAAATCTTCGCCCACCTCAAAGTGATGAGCTTCTGCGCCTTCTGGAAGATTTTCTTCTGTTTTATTTTCTACTTTATCTGTCATATTTTAATCTCCACACTTCCTATTTTTTTAGAGTTATTTGAAAAATTATTTGAGTAGTCCTGACTCGCACCACTATTGTCGATTATCTCATCTTGAGCAGAATTTTCTACATCATACAATCGCATTTTAGGCCTGTCGATTCCTATCACAAATCTCTTGTAACTGTTTAAATCGTTGTAACGATTTTTAAGTTGTTTTACTAATACCTGATTTAGTTCTTCCAATTCTTCTGTAGCAATCAATGCAAACATTAAATCAGCAGTCGCGGGCAATCCAAATGATTCAGATGTGTCCGTAAGTTCTACATCACTACTATTATATCCGCTTCGGGTGGTCTGCGTAGCACTCATAATCGGTACGTTGTTTTCTACTGCAAGTCCACGCAATTCTTCTGCGATAGACTTAATAAGTGTATATGAGTTTGCGCCAGAACCGGCTTTAATCCTAGAGGATGAACATATATTTAGGTAATCAATATAGATGACATCCGGACGAAAATTCTTTTTGAGTGTCAATTCGTTCAATAAATGTCTAAAGTGATTTGCATTGGCAACAGCAGTCGGATATTCTTTTACGATTAGTTTACCACTTGCGACCTTTCTTGTTAGATTATCGATCTTGCGACAAAAGGTATCATATGGCATTTGTGCAACATCTTGAATATTGGTATTCAACAAATTTGCGTCAATACGTTCTGCGATCTTTTCTTCGGACATTTCGCATGTAATGTATAGGACATTCTTACCCATCAACAAATGATTTGCCGCAAGGTCACACATAAACAAAGATTTACCAACGCCAGTACCAGCGAGACAAATGTTAAGAGTTTTCTTTGACAATCCACCCTTAGTAATTTTGTTGAATAAATCAAGATGAAACTCGATTTTTTCTTCTACACGTTGATAAAATTCATATCTGGCCTCAAAATCATCTATAAAATCGTGTCCGATATTACTATCAAATGACACGCCTAATGCGTCCTGTAGCATTTTCGGCAACTGTCCCTTGTTCGCAGGCTCGTCATTTAAAATACCAATCGACTTCATAACAGCATTATATAATGCACGATCTTGACACCACTTTTCGGTGACATCAATTTGCCATGCACTATTCCTATGGTCGTCTTTATTCTCTTCCATACTCTTGATAGTTGATACCGATTCCGTATATACGTTTTCGCCAACATTCAATTCATCCAAAGAGATCAGTAATGAATCCCTAGTTGGGTTTGTATTATACTTTTCAATGTGATGTTGTACCATATCAAATATTACTTTATTCGATTCGGTTACAAAATATTCCCTTTCAATAAAGGGCAGTGTTTTTCTCACATATTCTTCGTCCGAAAAAAGACAATTCAATACTGTTTGTTCAGTCAATTCCATTAAGTTTATTCGCTTCCTTTATCAATCTTTCAGATTCTTGTCTTAAATGTTCAGCCTGTCGTTTCAAACTTTCAGACTTTTCTTCGTCAGTCAAAGTATTAAATAAAGACATTGTAGTTGGTTCTTTATCTTCAGTTCCATATACCGCACCCCACTTATCTTCTGGACATGCAATGTTGGCGATTTTTGCCTTTGCAGGCATAAAACACCCACAAGATTTACACATCTTTATAGTCGGTTGAAATTGGGCACATGATTTACATATGGCCAATCTCTCCTGATACATATATTTTGAGGCAAATAACTTGCTCATCCACCAACTCTGTACTTATTAACAATCCAATCATTGAATTTTTCGTCGGCAAGAATAGGTTCCCAAAATTCTGCACTATGGGTTTCCTTTTCGCGGAATTTCTTTTCAATGACTTCTCCGGTCTCCATATCGACATGTTGCAACCATGCTCCAGATCTTAATAATACACCATAACCTAGTGCCATGTCAAGNAGTCCAGAGAATTTATCTACACCCTTTTCCCATGAAACTGAGATAGGAATTTTAGATTTCTCTTTGACAAACCGCGACTTTTCAACATTAATTACAAAGTGATATCCAGCAATCTCTGTACCCACTTTATCCTGTTGACGGCCGATGATCCAAATGGTATCTGCACTATAATACATACCAGTACCACCAGATACAACCTTAGTAGGGAACATACCCTGAGAGTCGTATGTGTGGTTGATAGCAACCATAGGAATATCTTTCATGGTGAGATGTGGTGTAATCATGCGAAAAAGAGACTTAAACTGTTTGGCGCGGGTCATATCCGCTGCGCTACTACCTTTCTCTGCATCTTCGACTTCTTTCTTAGACGCAAGATTTCCTACCGAATCCACCATAATGAATACTTTATCTTCGGTATCTAGTTCTTTTAATTGTGATACCATATCAAATTTAAGTTCTTCTAAATCTGTAACAGGCACATGTACAATTCGACTCGTATCAATTTCAAAAATATCAAAGTATGCTTGCGGCGTACCAAATTCTGAATCATAGAACAACACAATCGACTCTGGATTGGCGTCCATATATGATTTCATCATAATCAGACCAAATGCAGTCTTAAAATGTTTTGAAGGCCCTGCGAGCATCGTAAGTCCAGATGTAAATCCACCATTTAGTGTACCAGAAAATGCAATATTCATTGCTGGAATATGTGTTGGTGTACTGGTTTTGTCGTTTAAGTATTTTGATTCTGATAGGACATTTACCCTACCATCTTTGAAAGAAGAATTCTTTCGTAGTTTACTCATTAGTCCTGTAGCCATTTATTTCTCCTATTCGATTCTTTCATTATAACACAAATTCATTGCGTATGTCAAGGAAGTCTGCCATAAAATCTTACTGGTGTTCCTACTGATTTTTTGGCATTGAAAAGATACCAACAACAATTATCTTTGCCGACACTTTTGCTACCTTCAATCCACTTTACTC